GGCTGGAACCCGCCGCCCTGCGGCGGTTGCGGTTGACCGCCCCATTGCCCGCCGCCGTTGGCCGGGGGCTGCGCTTGGCCCGCGTTCGGGTCGGGCTGTTGACCCGCCGGGGGTTGCCAGCCGCCGCCCTGCGCCGGGGGTTGCTGTTGCTGCGCTGCGCCGCCCCATTGGCCCGCCGGGGGCTGTTGCTGTTGCCCGCCTTGGGGTTGCCCGCCGAAGCCGCCGCCGTGCCCTTGGGGCTGCGCTGCGCCGCCGCCTGCGGGGGCTTTGCCCGGTTCGTTCCCGTGAATGTCATACACCTTTTTGACTTCGGTATATTGCGGGTCGTTCTTCTGCGGCCCGACTTCGACAATAAACGGGATATTGTGAAGCTGCGCCGTGTCTTGGATCATAAAGACCCCGGTAACGTGCGAAATCGCCGACATTTGGCGGTTTGCAATATCGACGGCTTGTTGCGACGCATTGTAAAGGTTGATCCGATACGCGCCGACCGTGCCCTTTTGGGGGCCGTCGATAATCAGAAGGTCAAGTTGCAGATACCCGCCGTCGTTCGCCTTGGTCGCTTTCACGTCCGACGATTGGATAACGACAGGATGTTTCCCGATGGGAAGACCGCCGACGCCTTGCGTCGGGTCGTAATTGTTCGCGTTGAACGGTTGGATAAGTTGGGCCATTTGGTTTCCTTTCTGGCGTTTAGTCTTGCATACACTTGGCGAACAAGTTGCCAAGGTGCGGGGGTTCAAGTTCGGCAAGCTTGCCGCTTCTATCCCGCGCCATAATGTCGAACGCTTCTTTCGTTCGAATTGCGGTTTGGGTTCCCTGAATACCGGGAACGTTCGTCGGCCCGATATGCAAGATTTCGTCGTAAAGGTGCGGAACCTTAACGTTCAAGTCTTGGCCGGGGAAATACGGCTTCCGCCGAACAACCCCGCCTTCGTCAACCGAAGCTTGTTTCGCAATCAAGTAAACATGCTTGTTCGGCAAGAAATACAAGCCGTTGACCCAATCCATAACGCGACGCGACATTTCGCCGTAAGCCTTGCGACCGTCTTTGTTGCGTTTCAGTTCTTGGGTTAGAACGATTTCGGCGACTTGCGAAATACTATCGAAGCCGAACGTATCGAAGTTGCGGGCTTCGTTGCTGCGAAACGCCCAATCGAAAAATTCTTCGATACGTTCGGGCGTGTAAGCTTCAAACGCCGGAATGTTCGTCGCCTGTCGCATTGACAACATGCCCGGTTCAACGACGCAAAGAACGGGGCGCGGGGCCGTCAAAATCAACGGCGTCTTGCCCGACCCCGGCCCGCCGAACATAAGGCATTTGACGCCAAATTTTCGGGCAAGTTCGGAAGCGGGTTTAAGGTCGCGCATTTGCATGTTGTGGGCTTTCCTGAATTGTGCCGGGGTTATCCGCAGTTTCCCGGCTTAACGTGCTGCGGCACGGCCCCGGCTTATTACCGGGATTTCGGCGCGATGATTTCAAGCGTCGGTGCCCCTTCCGTCGTGACAATCACGCGGTCGGCGATTTGCTTGATTTTCGCTTGCGTCGGGTTCGAAACGTCAAGCTTGTTGTATTCCGAAACGGAAAGCGTCGCTTCCCATTTGAACAGGCGTTCGGCGATAAACGCGCCTTCGTTGCCCGTTGCTTCAATTTCGTCTTGGGCCGACATGACGGCTTCCCAATCGGTCTTTTCATCCGGCCCTTTGACGAAGCCGTAATTGATTTTCTTGACGACCTTTGCCTTGTAACCGTTGTTCAAGGCGATGTTTTCCGTTCCCTTTTGTTTCGTCGGGTCGGAAGCCAACGCGACGTAAAGCTTGCGAAGCGTCATTTCGGCTTCTTTGGCGGCGTCAAGCGCGGTTTTCGACGCTTCCCATTTGGCAAGCGTTTCGTCGTGAAATGCCGCAAATTGCGCGTCGGTCATTTCGACAACTTCGCCCGTCGTCGGGCTAGTAAAGCTTCGCATTTCGTTAGTTCCTTTCGGCTTGGGTTGCTGTTCACAAGTTCGAACATAGGGGCGGCAAAAGGGGTTGTCAAACGAATTTTTTTGTTGTGCAAATTTTTTTTGCCGCTATAACCGAAGGCAAGTTTAAGGGGCGGTCAAAGAAATGTCAAAGTTTACAGTTCGTTACGGCGACGAAAATCAGCTTCCCGCCGCGTCGGGGCTATATATTGTGTATTCTGGCGCAACATGTCTATATGTTGGTAGTTCGAAGAACGTTCGGCGTCGGGTCGTCAAACATAACAAAAAGGCCGACTTCGCCGCAAACAACGCAACCCACATTGACTTTGCGCCCGTGACCGAAGCGCAGCTTTCCGACCGCGAAAACGAAGCTGTTTACAAGCTTAGGCCCTTGTTGAATACATACGCCAAGCGGGGGAAGACGCCTGCGACGGCGCGGCATACCGACGCGCAGGGGTCGAAGCTTCGCGACGTGACGTTGCAGCTTTTGAACAGTCGTCGGCGAACTTTGACCTTAACACAAATCGCGGATGAAACCGGGCTAGGGCTTGGGTTTATCAGCACGTTTTCAACGGGTAAAACGTCAAACCCCGGCGTTTGCAGCGTCGAAACGCTTTACGAATACCTGTCGGGGAAGAAGCTTGATGTTTGAAGAACTTAACAACGTTCCCGACGAAATGAAGCTTTGGCCCCAATGGATTGTTTGGCGGTATGAAGACCTTGAAGCGAAGAAGCCGACGAAGGTTCCTTACTGCGCCCGAAGCGGTCGCCTTGCTTCCGTAACCGACCCGACGACTTGGGGCACGTTTGAAGAAGTGTTCGCCGTTCTGCAAACCGGATGGTATGCGGGCGCGGGCTTCGTATTGACCAAGGGCGACCCGTTCGCGTTTGCCGACCTTGACGATACCGAAGGCGACGCCGCAGCGTTCGCGCAACAACAAGTAATCTTCAACGAAAGCCAAGGATACGCCGAACTTTCGCCGTCGGGCAAAGGGCTGCATATCATTATGAAAGCTGACATTCCGACAGGCCGACGCCGGGGCAAAATCGAAATCTATTCGTCGGCGCGTTACATGACAATGACGGGTAATGTTTATCGCCCCGGCCCGGTCTTGGCGCAGCAAGAACTAGCGACAAGCTTGTTCGAACAATTGGGCAAAGGGAAAGCTGCGACGGCTTACTTTGCAGGACTTGAAGAACCGACCGAAACCGACGAAGAAGTTTACAACCGGGCGTTTCGCGCTGCGAACGGCGACAAGTTCGGCGAACTTTGGGCCGGGCGTTGGGAAGGAATGTATTCGTCGCAATCCGAAGCTGATTTTGCCCTTGTCGATATTCTGGCGTTCTATACGCAAAACCGGGCGCAAATCGTGCGAATGTTCCGCCTGTCGGAACTTGGGAAGCGCGACAAGGCGAAGCGCGACGATTACATAAATTACATGTTAAACAAATGCTTCGACCGTATCTTGCCCCCGGTTGACATTGACGGTTTGCGAAATCAAATCGAAGCCGCGATTGCAGCCCGAAAACACGTCGAAGAACAGTCGCAAAATCAGCCTGTCGCAAAGATAGTTGTGGGCGACGACGTAACGATTTCAAGCGAACGTTACCCCGTGCCGCCCGGTCTTGTCGGCGAAATTGCCCGCTTCATTTACGCCCAAGCCCCGCGCCAAATTCCCGAAGTCGCCATTGCCGGGGCGCTTGGCTTCGTCGCGGGTATTACGGGGCGGGCGTTCAACGTGTCGGCAACCGGGCTTAATCAATACTTACTTCTTCTTGCGCCAACTGGCGTTGGTAAAGAAGCAATGGCGCGGGGTATCGACAAGCTTGTAAACGCCGTAATCAAGACTGTTCCGACCGCTAACGAATTTATGGGGCCGGGGTCGATTGCTTCTTCGCCTGCGCTTATCAAATACATGTCGAAAGGGCCGAAGTCGTTCGTTTCAATTGTCGGCGAATTTGGCTTGTATCTGCAACAACTAGGTTCGCACAACGCGCCCCCGCATCTTATCGAACTGCGAAAGCTTATTCTTGACCTTTACAACAAGTCGGGTCAAGGCAACATGCTTCGCCCGTCTATCTATTCCGACCGCGACAAGAACACGCCCGAATTTCCGGCCCCCGGTTTTTCCTTGCTTGGCGAAAGCACGCCCGAAAAGTTTTACGAAGGCTTGCACGAAGGCTTGTTGTCGGAAGGCTTGCTTCCGCGCTTTACGATTATCGAGTATCACGGCAAAAAGCCCGAACTTAACCGCAATCATGCGAACGTCATTCCGTCGCCCGATATGGTCGAACGGCTGGCAAGCTTGTTCGCCATTTGCCAAGGCTTGAACAGTCAAAGCATGGCGCAGAATGTGGGCTTTACCCCCGAAGCGCAAGCGTCAATGGATCAATACGAAATCCGTTGCACGGCGAAAGAAAACGCCGCCGACCGCGACATTGTTCGTCAAGTTTGGTCGCGTTGTCACGTTAAGGCAATGAAGCTTGCGGCGATTGTCGCCGTCGGCTGCAACCCTTACGCGCCAATGATAACCGAAGAAATCGGCGAATGGGCGCGTAAGATTGTCAACGAAGACGCGGTAAACCTGTTGAAACGGTTCGACGCTGGCGAAATCGGTATCGACAACGAAGAACAGAAGCAACTTGCCGCGCTTATGAAGGCTGTTAAATCTTACGTTGTTTCGCCTTGGCCCGAAGTCGCGAAGTATTCCGGCGACGGGGCGTCGAACCTTCATTCGGCCCGCATTGTTCCTTATAGCTTCTTGCATAGGAAGCTTGCCGCCGTCGCGGTTTTCCGAAAAGACAGGCAAGGGGCGACCCAAGCGATTAAGCGGGCGTTGAAGACCTTGACCGAACGCGGCGACCTTGCCGAAATGTCGCGGGCGGTCATGTCGAAAGAATACGGTTCGGCGTCGGTTGCATACGCGATTGAAAGACCGTCGGCGTTCGAAATCTAAGCCGAAATTTATTTCGAAATTATGTTCGAAGGGGGTTGACTGGTTCGCCGTTGCCCCCTATGTTGTTTGTAACGAAGCAAGCAACGAAGGAACTTCCGAAATGACCGCAGCAACCCTTACCAAGATCAACGCCGAAATCGCAAAGCATGGCGTCGAAGTTGTCAAAGGCAACGGTTATTTTTACTTCGCAGATACGGGCGAAGCTTACCTTGCCGACCATATCCCTAGCGTCTATTCGGCGCAGCTTCGCGCCCTGTCGCTTGAAGAATGGGTTGCCCATGTCGAAGACGCCGTTAAGGTCGCGCTTTACGCCTAAGTTCGGGGCTTCGGCCCCGCCCTAATTTTGCCCAAATCTTCGGGCACAACGTAACAATCGAAGAACGAAAGGAAAGCCAATGTCGGAATATACCGCCATTCTTGCTGCAATCGCGTTCGGTGCCCTTATCGCTTTTTCGGTTGTCGGCACTGGCGCTAAGACCGCCGCCGAAATCATCTTCAACCCCGGAACTGCCGACTTTTCGGCTAAGTTTGTCAAACCCTGAAAGGTGCCCACAATGACCGACCTTGCACAACGCGCTTACGATTTGGCGGTTGCAAACGCGAACAACCTTGAAACCGTGTTCAAGGCAATCGCGGAAATCAGCGAACGGCTTGACCGCTTGGAAAACGCCGGAAACGTCGAAACGTTCGAAGTCGGCGGAAAGCTTGTCGTTATCGACACGTCGGACCCGCTTGTTGAACAGGTTCGCCGACAGCTTGTCGCGACGACCCTTGACACAAGCGTTGACCCCGACATTCGCGGGCTTGCTGTTGCCAAGCTTGACGCTTACGCCCGCAAAGACCGCGACCAAGACAGCCGCCGGAAAGCCGAACTTGCCAAGGTCATGCAAAGCGACTGGCAAGCGAAGACCGACGAACAAATGTTCGAAATCGAAGGGTCGAAGCCGAAGCTTGACCATATCCTTGACGAAATCCGCAAACAAGTTGGCTTCGCCCGTTCCAAGTTCCCCGGCGACAACGTGACCTTTGCGGCCCTTGTCGAAGAAGTCGGCGAACTGGCAACCGCGACGTTTTCCCAAAGCCGGGCCGACGTTCGCAAGGAAGCCGTGCAAGTTGCGACAATGGCAATTCGCCTTGTTCTTGACGGCGATTGCACCTTTGACGCTTGGCGGGCGAAGTTTAAGCTTGACCCGTTGACCGACCGCCCGACGGGCTTGTTGACCGCCGACGAAATGTTTGCCGAAAGCGAAGGTCGCGAATAAATCGAAAATAACTTCGAAATCTTCGCCGAAGGGGGTTGACCTTTCTTCGGCGAAGACTTATGTTCTTTATATCGAAGCAACGCAACGAAGGAACCCCGAAATGCAAAACGCAAAAGTTTGGATTGAAAACAACCCCAATACCGGCGAAATCAAGCCTTGGGAAGTTTGGTTTCAAGTCGAAAACTTCCCTTCGCATCGCGTAGCAAGTTGCAAAGATGAAAAAGGGGCCGAAAAAGCAAAAGCCAAGCTTGTCGCCCGCAATTCCGAATATTACGCCATTGAAAGCTGAAACAAAGCGCCGGGGGCAACCCCGGCAACAACCCCGAAGAAAGGAAACGAAATGACCCTTCTTGTTACCGGATACGCCAGCAAGAAAGAACTGAAAGCCGCAGTCGGCGAAAAGCCGAAATACATTGAAACGTCAATGTTCGGCGAAGAATACAAAGCCGACGGTTCGTTTTCGGTCGCGCATCGGCCCGCGCTTGGGCATAACCGCGATGGCCGCGAATTCTTCGCCCGCGTGACCATGAAAAACGGTCTTATCGCGAAGGTCGAATAATGGCGAACGTTCGACCTTGGCAACGCAAAGCCCCGGCAAGAAGCGCAGGGGCACCCCCTAAGCCGAAGGCATGGGCGAAGAAGGAACGCGACCCGAACAAGCTTTCCAGTCTTCCCATGTATGACCCTTACGAACCCTTGGCTTTCGACCCTTTGGCTTACAGCGACGACGGAACGCTTATACCGCGACAGTTCCGTTGCGTCGAAGCGCCAGACGCGGGCCTTCGGCGAACCCTTCGCGCCGACGACCCCGACGCTTGGCCCGACATGACGTAAGCCGAAATTTGTTTCGAAGTTTGTTCCGAAATTAGCGCCGAACCTGTTGACAAGGGTTCGGCGCTTACCTATATTCAAGACATGGAAACGAACAACGAAGGAACCGTTGAAATGAAAGCCCAAGCTTACGACAACCGCGTTGACCGCAAAGCCGCCGTTTTGGATACCGCCCGCCCGTTCGTCGCGGTCAAACCGAAAGGTTACTTGAACCCGGTTATCGGGCATTACGAAAGCATGAAAGCCGCGAAGGCTGCGGCGAAACGCTTTAACGAAAGGGCGGGGAAATGAAACCCCGCATTTATTGGCAAGTTTACCCGAAGTCGCGTCGCGGTTATTGGCGGGTTTCGCCCATGCCGAACCAATCGACCCGCAGCCGCGACCTTTTGGCGTTCGCGCATAACATGGCCCGCGAAATGAACCGGGCGCTTGAAGCCGCAGGAAAGCCCCGCCCATGACGCCGCCCCGGTCTAAGCCCTGCCCCGCCTGTCAAGCGCCCTGCGGCGTTGCTGCGACCGCCTGTCGGGCTTGTGGGCATACCATGCCGCGCAAGGGCGGGGGTCGCCCTGCCCCGACGCCGGAACAGCGCCTAGCGGTCGCCATGACGCGCCAAGCCATAGCCGACGGGCACATGCGCGGCCCCATGCCCGAACCCTTGGGTCGCCGCAACCTGTCGAAGCGCGGGGCTAAGGTTCTTGCCGAAATCCGCAGGCTTGCCGCCGACAAGAAGAACGCAACCGAAATTGCCGTTGCAATTGGTCATTCGGTTACAAGCGTTCGAAGGTATGCCCACGATTACGGCGTTCGTATCGTCAAAGGTGAACGCGGCCCTGCCATGAATGGCAAGCTTTACGGTCGAACGGTCGAACGTGTCGAAGCTTGCCGCCTGATTATGCAGCGAACGACCGTTGTTGCCGAAGTCGCCGAAGCTTTGGGCGTATCTAAAGCGACTGCCCGCGAATATATGAAGCGCGTTCGCGATGTTACCGAAATCGAATTGCCGGGCTTCGACCAAAGAAAAGCGTCGGGTTTCGCTGTTACCCGCAGGCGGAAGCCGCTAAGCCATTGATAAAATAGGCATTTTACCGCCATTTTACTGAAAACCCTAGCTAAGTCATTGATTTTGTTCATTTGTATGAGGTAAAACGGATAAAATGGGGGGTCGGTATTGGTATAACGGGGCAAAGGGTAGGGAGAGGGCTTGCCCCAAGGTTCCAAAGGCCCCATTATCGTTATACTAATATTTACATATCATTTTATTTATTTTATTTATTTTATTCTTTATTTTTCAATAACTTAGCTATCAGAAACAGGCTTCGATTTGTAAAATAATGGATTATTGCGATAATAGGGGTTGACAGGCTGTTTTTGACCGTCGTAAACTTCGCCGAACAATAAAAGGAAACTTGACCATGACCGACGAACCCGTTGAAGCGCGAAACCCGCGCATTGTTCCAGCTTCTAACCTTGGCGAAGACGTTGAACGCCATTACGTCGAAATGGGGCTTGCGCTTGAACTGCAACCGAACGAAGCCTTCGCGATACCGAAAAGCGGGTTTTCGTTGAAGTTGCTTCGCGAAATCGCCGAAGACATGTCAACCGCGCAAAAGCCGCTTGTCGTCTTCGAACACGGCGACCCGCCCGTTTTTGAAGTTCGACGGTTGCAGCCGGGCCGCAGCGCGAAGCGGTTTTACGCATATGTGGGCAAACCCGAAGAACTGGCGACCGACGAAGCCCTTGAACCGAAGGCGCTTGTTATGCAAGTGATTGCCGGGTTTTTTGAAAAGCCGCCGGAAGACTTCGCGACATACGAACCGAAGTTTACGAAGGAATGGCAAGACGAACGGGCGTTTTCGTATTCAATGCTTAGTCGCCGGGTTGTTCCGCTTGCTTTGTTTCGGAAGTCGCAAGGCGGCGGAACTGCGCTGTTGAAAAAGCTGTTGACTGAACTTGTTTCGGAAGGTAAACTTTATGAAGTTCCCGAAGCATTCGCAGAACAACACTTCGGAACAACTGGAAAAGTTTATCGTCTTTTGGCATAGAAAGGAACGCCGAACCATGAAACAGCCGAAGAAGTTTACGCGCAAAGACAAGATTGAAATTGCGCGAAAGAAGCGGGAAGAAGAACGGGCGCAGATTGCCGACTTGCAAAAACGGGTCGAAGCCCTTGAAAACCCCGCGCCCGCCGTCGTTGAACAGAAACCCCAAAGTCGCCCGCAGCGCGATTTTATCGGAAAGAAGGAACCGCAAGAATGAAGTCGTTTCAGCAAATGGCGCAAGACTTGTCGAAGTCGGGCGCGGAAATTGCCGCCAAGTTGACCGAAAGCGAAGCCGACCTTTGGCATATGGCAACGGGCGTTTCGGGCGAAGCTGGCGAACTTCTTGACGCAATCAAGAAGCATGTCGTTTACAAGCGCGAACTTGACCGCGAAAACGTCGTTGAAGAATTGGGCGACCTTCGGTTTTACATGGCCGGGCTTATGAACCGCCTTGGCATTACCGAAGACGAAATTCTTTTGCACAACAACGCCAAGCTTTCGAAGCGTTACGCCGCCGGGTCGTATTCGAACGCCGCAGCCATTGCCCGCGCCGACAAGGTTGAAGAACTGTCGCCGCGTCACCCTGATTACGGCGTTGCGACCGACGAAGAAGTTGCCGAAGACGACTTCGCAGAAGCGTTCGACGCGAAACTTGCCCAATGCGGCGAAGGGCTGCGAACCGAATCCGAAGCGCAAGCCTATGAAGAAGCCATGCGCGACGCGCTTGAACGCGACGGGTTGGGCAAATGACCGAAGAAACGACGAAAGAAGCCGTCGCCCGCATTGTGAAGGAATTTTCAAGGGGTTGTGGCGACAGCGGCAAGAATCCCGCGAATTGCGGCGTTTGCTTCGACGGCGCGATTAACGCGATTATGTCAGTCGTTGCCGAACGGGAACGCGAAGCCTGCGAACGCATTTTCGACATGCTTGAAGACGACGACGGCGAAGCATGGTTCGAAGCTGAAAAGTTCTTGAAGCGCCATGCCCCCGACCTTTACGACGAAATCGCTATGCCGGGCGAACTGTTGCCCGACTTCCCCGAACTGTCGTTGCTTGACAAGATGCAAGGGGCGCTTGTCTCTGCGGTCGTCGGGTTGTTTGCGAAGAAGCCGCGAAAATAAACGTCGAAATGTTCGCCGAAGGTCTTGACGGGCTTTCGGCGAACAAATATGTTGTTTTTAACGAAACCGAACACCGAAGGGCTAACCGACATGCAACACGAAATCGAAACAACCGCCCCGTCGCATTCCAGCGCAGCAATTACGAAGATTGCGGCAATCGTTGACCAAATCGAAACCGAACATTCTGGTTGTGCAATCGAAGTCAATGTTGCGCGTTCGACCGTTCGCGTCATGGCGAAATGCAACGGGGCCGCGCTTCGCGATTTGGTTTCCGACCTTGACCGGGCGGGGTTTCTGGAATGATAACCCCCGACGTTCTGGCGAAGACAGGAAGCGAACACGGCATTCAAGCCGCCGTCTTCGCTTGGGCTGCGGTCGTGACTTATCACGGGTTCGCCGTTGCTTGGGAATGGGCGTTGTCGAAAGACGCAAAGGTTTTCGAAAAGTCGAAGAAAATCGGCATTCCTGCAATGCAATGGTTACACGCAATCCCGAACGGCGGAAGCCGGGGCGACGACGCGAAGTCGCGGGCGATACGCGGGGCAACAATGAAAGCCGAAGGCGTTCGCGAAGGCGTCGCTGACATTTTCTTTCCTGTTCCGAAGTATCCGTATCACGGGCTTTACATTGAAATGAAGACGCCGACCGGGCAGATACGCCCCGCGCAAAAGGAATTTCGAACCTTTGCGCTTGCCCAAGGTTACGCCTTTTCCTTTGAACGCGATTGGCAAGACGCCGCCCGCCTGATACAGTCGTATTACGAAAACACGGGCGCAAGCCTGCAACTAAAGGATAAGTGACAATGAACCGCAAAGAATGCCTTGACGCCGCAGCCGAAGCCGTCTTGAAGAACCGACAGGCGACTTACGGCCCGCCCGAAAGTAGTTTTGCCGACACCGCCGTTGTATGGTCGGTTATTGTGGGCTTCGAAATCAAGCCTTGGCAAGTTCCCCTTATGCTTGCCGGGTTGAAGGTCGTTCGCGCCAAGGCTTCGCCGCAACATGCCGACAATTGGGCCGACCTTGCCGGGTATGCCGCTTGCGGGGCCGAACTGGCAACCGCGACTTCTTACAAGCCGCAGGCTGTTACCGTTAAGGGCGGGCTTTCGAATATTGACCCGAAGGCGCTTGCGGAATACATGGCGAAGACACCGCCGAAACAACGGTGTGACATTCCCGACGACCCCATGCCTTCGCCGAAGTTTGGTTTTACCGCCGAAGAAACCGCCGAAGGTTTTGCCCATGCTGCAAAGGCGTTGACCAATGAAACCCGTTGAACTGGCAAACCCCGACGTTGTGTTGACCCCGCCCCCAGATATGCCCGAATGCGGCATTCTTACCGCCGTCAAGTTTGACGAAGGCGGGAACCGGGGTTTCGTGTCGTTGTGGAAACCGTCGGTCGCCGAAATCCGCGCCCTTGTGCAAGGCGGCTGCATATCGCTTGCGGTTTGCGGCGGGGCGCATCCCCCGGTTGCCTTGGGCGTTCAAGACGTGCAAGGAAACCTTGTCGAATGATCCGTTGCAATGGCTGCGCCCGTCGCCGCGAAGCCTTGCGGCGGTTCTTTATCCCAAAGTCAAAGAAAGCCCCCGACATGCCCAAAGACCCCGAACCCTTGAAGGCGCAACGAACCCGAAGCGGCGATGAATGGGAAGTTGTCAACGCCCGCAACGTCGTTCAATCGACCGGATTTGACAGCGAAGCCGAAGCCGAAGATTGGATCAAAGACCAAAAGAAGCGAAAGCCGAAATAATTCGCGAAATAGGGGTTGACGTTTCAAGCGTCGGCCCCTATCTTCTTTCGTAACGAAGCAACGTAACGAAAGGTTTCCAAAATGGCTTACGAAGTTCAAGTTTCCGTTCTTGGCGGTCTTTTGGTCGATGTTGAATTTACGATTTCGGGCGCAGAACCCGACGTTGGGATTATGTCGGCGGGCGTTGACGAATGGTCGATTGTCGGCATTAACGGAAAGCGCAAGAAAAACACCGATTGGATTTTGTCGCGCTTGACCGCAGCCGACGAAGAACGTATCGTTGAAGCCTGCAACGAATACGCGGGCGACGGATACGAAGACGACTATGATTATTGAAAGGGAAACGAAATGAACGAAGTCAAAAAACAGCCGCTTAATCTTCGCGTTGAAACATGGAACGTCGAAACCGACGAATGCGAAAGCGTCAAACATATCGACCACAACAACGCCGAAGATAGGCAATGGCTTGGCAAGCATTGCTTTTGGGCGTTTCGCAATGGTCGCGGTGTTGTGACGCGACCGGAATAAAAAGGGGAAATGTCATGGCTTGGGGTAACAACGAACTTATGACCCTTGTTCCGTTTAAGGTTCCGAACATGGCCGACCCGACGGCCCCGCATATCGGTTACGGCGTCGCAGGAAGAAGCTTGCCCGTTCCCGACTTGCTGTTTACCTTCGGGGGCGTCAACGCGAACGCCGTAAATCTGTTGGCGGCTGCGCCGTTGATGTATCAAGGGCTTTCCCGTGTCGCTGGCGCAATGCGGGCAATGTCCGACGAAATCGAAGCCGCAGTTGCCGCCGGGCATATTACCCGCGACCGCGTTCAATACGTCTTGACGAATTACGACAACATTGAACGCGATTGCCTGTCGCTTATGACTTGCGCGACCGAAGGCGTTGACGCTTTCGTTAAGTCGTTGGGGGCTGCAAATGCGCGTCGTTGACTTCACCCTTGCCGGGCTTGCGCTTGTGCTAGGCGTCGCCGGGGTTGTGGGCATTGTTTCAGTATGGGCTTCGACCGGGCCGAACTGCCCGCCGCCCGTGCCCGCCGATTGGCTAGGTTTCTGCGAAGCTTACGACGCGCAATAAAAAGCAAAGTTTCGCGAAGTTTTCGCTTGACCTTCCAGAAGACCGAACTTAAATTCGAAACATGGGCCGCGATGGTCGTCGCCCGAAGAAACAAGGAACTTTCGAAATGGCAAAACGCCCGAATACCGCCGTCGCCCTGAACATGGCTGCGCTTGCTGCAATCGTCGCTGCCGGGGAAGCCGGAACTTACGCCCCCGCCGTTGAAATCAGCGGTCTTGCCGCTGCGGGCCTTGTCGAAATCAACCCGGCAATGACCGACGAAAACGGCAACGTCGCCGTTCGCGCGACCGCTGCGGGTATCGCCAAGATTGCCGAAGGTTCGGGCGCTGCGACCCCGGTTGCGACCGCTTCGACCGCCTTCGAAATCGGCGACGTTCCCGACGACATTCTTTCCGCCGCTTCCGAAAAGCGCCGGGCGGGTCGTTCGGGCGGCGAAAAATACCCCTTCGACGCGCTTGAAGTCGGCAAGGGCTTCTTCGTTCCGGCGACCGAAAAAATGCCGGAACCCGCGAAGTCGCTTGCTTCGACCGTTTCCAGCGCGACGGCCCGTTACGCCGAAGAAACCGACGAAGACGAAACCGTTATCGTCAAGACCTATGCGACGGGCGAAGACGGCAAGCGCGTGAAAGACGCCGAAGGGCATTTCGTTGTCGAAAGCGAAGCCGAAGTTACCCGCAAGAAAATGCGGAATACCCGCGTCTTCAAGCTTGTTCCGTCGAAGCCCGGCGCTGCGCCCGGCGCTTGGGTCGTTCGCACGGCGTAAGCCGTCAAGGGGGCGCGGAAACGTGCCCCCTAGCCCTTCCCTTGCCCTGTCGGGGGAACCGTGTTACCCTGCCCGCGTTCAAACCCTGCCCCTGCCCACAACGGCGGGGGCTGTGGCTTATCTAGGGGTTCCCTTTCCGCTTCGGGTTGTGTTAGGGTTGCACAAACGTTAACGGGCAGGGCGAAATAATGACCGAAGGGCTTGGAATGACCGAAGAAGAAAAAAGGCGCTTCGAAGCGATGGAACGGCAGATTTCCGAAATCCATAGCGCGTTTTTCAAGCCCCAAATCGGGGAAAAACTGTCAATGGTCGAAAAGCTTTCGGCGCTTGTTGACGTTTCCGAAAAGGGGCAATGGGTCGTTTCTTGGGCGGTCAAAGGGCTTCTTACGTTGGGCGCGGTTGTCGCCGCAGTTGTCGCAATCAAAAACGGGGTGTTCACGAAATGACCTTGAAGGCGTATCCGCATATTTACCCGAACGTTTCCGCCGTTCCGCTTGCTGAATTTCAAGCGCGTTGGCCGAACTTTCACCCTTCCGAAATCGCTTGCCGGGGAACTGGCAAGGTCGCGTTCAACTTCGAAGCAATGGACAAGCTGCAAGCCCTACGGGTTCGTCGCAATCGCCCGTTGATTGTCAACAGCGCCTTCCGCAGCGCCGAACACAACCGGGCCGTTGACGGTGCCCCCGGTTCGAAGCATTTGACCGCCGAAGCGTTCGACGTTTCCATGTCGAACCATAACCCCGAAGAATACGAAGCCGACGCCCGTTCGGTCGGCTTTACCGGGTTCGGCTTCTATCCGAAATCTAACTTCATTCATGCCGATATTGGCCCTTCGCGCCAATGGGGCGACCGCTTCCCGAAGACCGCGACGGGGCTTCCCGTTGAACGCAAAGCGGCCCCCGAAACCCTGAAAGAAGACAAGTCGGCGGTTGCCGCGATTGTCGGCGGGGGCGGTTCGGTTGCAGGCGCGGGCGTCATGGTTTCCAGCCTTGGGGCGTTGTCGCCGACCGCCCAAATTATCGCCGTTGTTGCCTTCGTTATCGGCGTCGGCGCAATGGCGTATATCTTCCGTCGGCGCTTGAAGGCGCTTTCGGAATGACGTTGCTTCGCCGCATTCAAGCGGTATTGGCGTTCGCCGGGCTTTTAGTCTTGGCGGGCGTCGTTCTTTTCTTTCGCGGCAAAGCCGCAGCCCGTCGCGAATTGGAACTTGAACGCGCCAAAGCTTCGGCGAATGCGCTTGAAGAAAGGGCGAAGACAAATGCGGAAGTCGCTTCGGATACTGATTTGCTTGACCGTGCCCGCCGTTCTGGCGTCGTGCGGAAACCCTGAATATTGCGCTGGCTGGCAACCGATAACGATTGCCGACGAAACCGCAGTTTACCTTGACGCCAAAGACCGCCCGGCGCTTGAAGGCATTGTTTCCCATTACGAACACGGTCGCAACTTCAAATGTTGGTAGCATTCGGCGCGGGCTTCCCCTATATTTAGCGGAAGCTGAATTAGGAATGCCCGCAATGAACGTAACCCCCTTCAAGGCCGACGAACTGCCAGCCGCGAAGCAAGCCTTCGCCGAAGCCTTCGTTGCAGAACGCGCCCGTTCGCCGTTCAAGCCCGACCCCTTCCGCGCTGCGCTTACGGTATGGAACGAAGACAACGGGCAGTTGCCCCGCGCCTTGTGGGTTGCCCATGCCGCCAAATGGCACGAAGACCCCGACGTTCTGCAATACCTTGCCGACGTTGACCAAGAAGCCGAAGCCGAACGGCAAGCCGAAAAGTTGGTTGAAGCGCAAGCAATGGCAACCGACGACTTTAAGGCGCTTGTCAAGTTCGAAGGTATTCAGGCAATGCGGGATATTATGAAGAACCCCGTTGCCGAAAGCAAAGACCGAATTGCAGCCTTCGACCGCCTGTCGAAGTCGTTGAACCTTGACGAAAAGCCGAAGATTGACGAAGACGCGGGCAAAATCTTGGGCGTAATTCAACACCGCCTTGCCCCAATGAACCCCGACCAATTCGCCGAATTTGCTTTCAAGCAACAAAGCGAACTTAACGGGAACCTTATTGAATTGGCGGCAAGCGATGTTCGAACTATCAACTAAAGCCGTCTGGCAAGCTATCCCGAAAACGTCGCAAGAAGTCGCGTTGTATTCGACTTGCGACCATACCCTTTACACGGGAACGCGGGGGCCGGGGAAGACAGATACGCAATTGTTTAAGTTCCGCCAAGGCGTCGGCCAAGGTTACGGGCCGTTTTGGCGCGGAATTATCATTGACCGCGAATATAAGAACCTTGACGACCTTATATTGAAGTCGCGTCGTTGGTTTCCCGAATTTAACGACGGCGCTAAATTCATGTCGTCAACGTCGGCGCTTAAATGGGTTTGGCCGACAGGCGAAGAACTGTTGTTTCGTTCCGCAACCGACGAAAAAGATTATTGGGATTATCACGGGCACGAATACCCGTTTATCGGCTGGAACGAACTTACGAAGTATCCGACCGCCGACCTTTACGACATGTTTATGTCAACGAACCGAACTTCGTTTCGCCCGCAAGATTACCCCGTTTATATCAACGGGCCGATTTACCGCGATTACGGCAAGCAAGTTCAAGTTCACCCAAAGCACAAAGACGCGGTTCCGATGTTGCTTCCCGAAATCAAGTTGCAGGTATTCAGCACAACGAACCCTTACGGGCCGGGGCACAATTGGGTTAAGCGTCGCTTTATCGACCCCGCGCCTTACGGCAAAGTTGTTACGACAAAGATTGACGTAATCAACCCGCGAACCAAAGCGAAAGAAACGGTCGAAAAGACACAAGTTGCAATCTTCGGGTCGTATGTCGAAAACATTTACTTGACACCCGAATATATCGCGACGCTTTCGCAGGAAAAAGACAAGAACCGAAAGAAAGCTTGGCTTACAGGTTCTTGGGATATTATCGCAGGCGGGGCGCTTGACGACGTTTGGCAAGCGTCGAAGCATGTCTTGCCGCGCTTCGTCATTCCGCCAAGCTGGAAAATTGATAGGGCTTACGACGACGGTTCGTCGCATCCTTTCGCGGTCGGATGGTTCGCCGAAGCCGACGGAACCGAAGCCGACGTATTGAACCCGGCAACGGGGCAATGGGAAAAGTTCTGCCCTGCCCCGAAGTCGATTATTCAGTTCTTCGAATGGTATGGCGCAGAAATTGACGAAACAACAGGTCAACCGTCAATCGGAACGAATAAGGGTTTGAAAATGTCGGCCCGCAACATTGCGAAAGGCATTATCGACCGCGAAGTTTCGCTTATGGCAAACGGTTGGATTTCGGAACAGCCGAAGCCCGGCCCCGCCGATAACCGCATTCGAAACGTTATCGACAAGGAACTTGAAACAACCGAAGACATTATGAGGAAAGAAGGTGTCAAATGGGAAACGTCGGACAAGTCGCCCGGTTCGCGTATTGTGGGCTTGCAGCTTCTTCGCGACCGTCTTGAAGCGTCGTTGACAGGCGAAGACCCCGGCTTTTACGTTATGGAAAATTGCCGGGCAACGATTGCCCTGTTGCCCGTTCTGCCCCGCGACAGCAAGAAGCCCGACGACGTTGACACTTCGGCGGAAGATCACCCTTACGACATGATCCGTTATCGTGTATTGAAGGGGTCGAACCGCCTTGCCGCTAAAGTCAAAATGACCCTGCCCACATAAGGAATCCGACAACATGGCCCCGAACCTTTCGACCCAAGCGGCAAACGTTGCGTTTATCAACCCCGCGCTTGCCGCGATTTTGCCGCAATATTACCTTATCCGCGACGCAATCGCGGGCGAAGTCGCCGTAAAGGCGGCGAAAACGGCGTATCTTCCAAAGCCCGATAAGCTTGACAAATCGCCGGAAAATCAAGCCCGTTACGACGATTACCTTTTGCGGGCGGTCTTTTACAACGTGACCCGCCGAACCTTGAACGGTCTTGTCGGGCAAGTCTTTTCGAAAGACCCGATTTTGAAGTTGCCCGCGCAAATTGCCGTTCTTGAAAAGAACGTTTCGGGTTCTGGCGTGACCTTGGTTCAACAGGCGAAGAAGGCTTTGAACTTTACGGTCGCGTTTTCGCGCTGCGGGTTGCATGTCGATTACCCGACGACCGCCGCAGCCGACGGCGAAAACGGGGTTGTCACGGTTGCCGATATTCAGGCGAACCGCATTCGCCCGACAATCAACCTTTATTCGCCGCTTGAAATCGTCAATTGGCGAATGACCGAAGACGGGGCCGAAGAAAAGCTTTCGCTTGTCGTTTTGCTTGAAAGCTATATCGCCGCCGACGACGGCTTTGAAATCAAGAACGCCGCGCAATTCCGCGTTCTGCGCCTTGTCAATGGCGTTTATGTTCAAGAAGTTTGGCGCGAACCGCAGCCGACCGCTTTCGACGGAACCAAGGTGCCGAAGGGAAAGAACTTCAAGCAACACGAAACCTTTACCCCGACCGGGCCGGATGGTAAGCCGCTTGATTATATCCCGTTTATGTTCGTCGGTTCCGACAACAACGACGCTTCGCCCGACAACCCGAATTTTTACGACCTTGCGTCGTTGAACATGGCGCATTATCGGAACAGCGCCGATTACGAAGACAGTTGCTTTATTGTCGGTCAACCGACGCCCGTTGTTACCGGGCTTACGGAAGAATGGCTTAAAGACGTAATGGGCGGCGTCGTCAAGTTCGGTTCGCGGGGCGGCATTCCGCTTCCGCAGGGTGCAACCGCCGAACTGTTGCAGGCTTCCGAAAACACCATGATTAAAGAAGCGATGGAAACCAAAGAAAGGCAAATGGTCGCCCTTGGGGCAAAGCTTGTCGAACAAAAAGCCGTGCAACGAACTGCTACCGAAGCGAAGCAAGACAAGGCTTCGGAAGTGTCAACCCTGTCGTCGGCGACCTTGAACGTTCAAGCGGCTTACAATTGGGCCGTCGGCGTCGCTGCATTCTTCGCAGGCGCGACCGCAACCGACGACGCGGTTACGTTGAACACCGATTTTGACATTATGAACATGTCGCCCGAAGAACGCCGCCAAACAATCGAAGAATGGCAAAAAGGCGCAATCACTTTCGAAGAAATGCGAACCGTTCTTCGCAAGTCGGGCACGGCGACCGAAGACGACGCCAAGGCGAAAGAAAAGATTGCAAACGACGCCGCCGACGCTTTGAAGCTTGCCGCCGAAGCAATGGGCGACGGGCTTGACGCCAACGGCGACCCGCTTCCGAAGAAAGCCCCCGCAGCCAATAACGACGGGGGCGGCAAATGACAATGCAAGATAACCGCCGACTTTTCGACATTACGACGCGAAACCAATTGTATATTGAAGGCGTCAAAGGGGGAATGTTCCTTGACTTTCAAAGAATGCTTGCCGAACTGTCGAAGGAACTTCAAGACCTTTTCGGGCGAATGAAATATCGAAGCCTTGACTTGCTGAATAAGGCGCAGTTGAACGCGCTTCTTGTTCGGCTTCGTCGCGTTCAATACCGCATCTTCGGAAGTTACGCCGGGCAGTTGGTCAAGCAAATTGAAGCGTTTATGAACGCAAGTCTTGTCGTCAACCGACGAATGTTCGGGTCGTTCTTTCACCCGCCGGGCGTCGATAACGACGGCGTTCAAAGCGACGAAGACGCGGCTGACTTTATTGCGATGTTCATTGACGCGAACCAAACGACGCCCGTTTTCGGGGTTGCCGCTATCACGGGGAGCGGGGCTGCATTGTGGGCACGGTTGAAAAACCTTCCCATGCCTGCAAACGGCGTTCTTGTCGCGAACTTCGTAAAGGCGTTCGGAAATTCGGCGCAAGGCCAAATCGAAAACATTGTAAAGCAAGCTTGGGCAAACGGTCTAAGCGTTGAAGAACTTGTTGCGGTTTTGGTCGGAAAGCCGGGCGCAGTATTGGGCGGCGTTCAACAAGGTTCGTCGTCGCAAGTTGACCGTATCAAAAACCAAGGTCGGGCCGTAATTGATACCGTTGTTCAATTCGTCGCGGCTGGCGTTTCTGCGGCGGTTGCTTCGGCGTTCTTCAACCGTTACGTTTGGAACAGCATTATCGACAGCGCGACGACCGATATTTGCCGACACCGCGACGGAAAGATTTTCGAATTTGCGACAGGGCCGCGACCGCCCGCGCATATGCGTTGCCGTTCCCACATTACGCCGTTGACCCAGACCGGGGCGGCGTATGCTGCGGCTTCGCTTGGTTCTTGGCTTGCGTCGCAGCCGGAACCCGTGCAAAAGGATTTTGACGGCGGCACGTCGCAACCGTTGACTTTGGCCCAATACGAAAGCAAGCTTGCGCGTATCCTGTCTTAACCCCCGGCGAAACGGTGTTTTGCCCTAACCGAAGGAAGTTCCTAAAATGGCCTTGAAAAAGAAAATCACGAAAGCGGAATACGAAAAGTTGAACGACGCTTTCAAAGCCGAATATATCGAAGACGGCGACGGCTTTCGTCTTGATGTTGACGGCGAAGAAGACACGGGCGCGTTGAAGCGGGCGAAAGACCGGGAAGCGCAGCTTCGCAAAGACGCCGAAGCGAAGTTGAAAGAAGCGCAAGAACAGCTTGACGCTTTGGGCAGCGACGACGCCCGCAAAAAGGGTGACATTGAAACGCTTGAAAAGTCTTGGAAAGCCAAACTTGAAGCGGAACAGTCGGCCCATGCCGCGACGAAAGACAAGTTTCAAGGCGTCTTCAAGAAGAACCTTGTTGACGCCAAGGCGACTGAAATTGCAACGAAGATTTCGAAAGTTCCGACGTTGCTTGCCCGCGTTATCAAAGACCGCTTGACGGTCGATTTCGAAGGCGACGAACCGACGACCCGCGTTCTTGACGCTGCGGGTAAACCTTCGGCGTTGACGCTTGAAGATTTGCAGAAAGAACTTGTTGCAAATCCCGATTACGCTGATATTATTATCGCGTCGAAGGCTTCCGGCGGTGCCGGGAAGCCGACAGCTAAAGGCGGCGGTGCCCCTGCGAACCCCGGCGGAAACGCCGACAAACCCGCCGACCTTGCTTCGATGAACCCCAAAGACCTTGCGGCCCATATCGAAGCCAAGAAAGCGGCTGCAACCGAAACCTAATAGGGGAAGCCTTCAAATGGCCCTTTCTGATCTTCAAGTATATTCGGAATATGCATACGCTTCGTTTACCGAAGTGTTGCAACAGCAAGTCGAACTGTTCAACGCGGCAACGGGCGGGGCTTTGGTTCTGTCTTCGGCTGCGAACCAAGGCGACTTTTCGCAACAGGCGTTTTTCGCCAAAATCGCCGGGGGCACGGTTCGCCGTCGGAACGCCTATGGTTCGGGTTCGGTCGCTGAAAAGACCCTTTCCCAACTTGAAGACGTTTCGGTGAAAGTCGCCGCCGGAACGCCGCCCATTCGGATTGACCGGGGGCAGTTCACTTGGATTCAGCAAAACCCGCAGGTTGCGGGCGCGGTTCTTGGTCAACAAATCGCCGTTGACCAAATGGCCGACATGCTGAATACGGGCTTGGGCTGCGCTTATACCGCGCTGGCGCAAGAAAGCGATGTTGTGTTTGACGCTTCGGGCCTTTCCGGGGCGCTTGCCAACGTCACTTGGTCGAACTTGAACAAGGCGCAAGCGTTGTTCGGCGACCGTTCGGCCCGCATCGGCGTATGGATCATGCATTCCACGCCCATGCATTCGCTTTACGGCAACAACTTGACCAACGGCGAACGGCTGTTCACTTACGGCACGGTCAACGTTCTTCGCGACCCCTTCGGCAAGCTGCTGGTTATGACCGACAGCCCGCAGCTTGTTACCGCCGGGTCGCCCGACAAATACCACGTTCTTGGCTTGACGCCGGGCGCGGTTATCATCGGGCAGAACAACGACTTCGACGCGAACGAAGAAGCGAAGAACGGGAACGAAAATATCGTTCGCACCTATCAAGCCGAATGGACTTACAACGTCGGCGTCAAGGGCTTCGCTTGGGATAAGACGACGGGCGGCAAATCGCCGAACGACGCGGCCCTTTTCGCTTCGGCGAATTGGGACAAATACGCGACCGACCCGAAAGACCTTGCGGGCGTCGTGTTGACCGCGCTTGCGGCGTAAGTGACGGGGCCGGGGCGATAACTTCGCCCCGGCTTTTCCCTTCAACTTCAACGAAAGAAAGACCCCATGAAAGCCCTGAAAATTCTTTACTTCGTTCGCGGCTCTGCGCCTTCGCCCGCCCAATACGAAGAAGCGAACGCTTTGAACGCGAACGTTTGTTTCCGCAACGCGCTTGCGATTTCGTCGGAATCCCCGCTTGAAGAATGCGACGGCGTTGCGGGTGACGCCCCGCCGTTCTATTCGGCCAAATTCCCCGCCGCTTCGGCGGCCCTTGAAGCCCGCGCCAAGAAGCTTGCGGCCCTGTCGGCCAAGGTCGGCGACGAACCCGCCCCGAAGAAGGCGGAAACGCCCGCCAAGGGGGCCAAGGAAGCCGCCCCGGCGACGAAGCCCGCCGACCCTGCCCAAGCCCCCGCCCCGGCTGCGCCTGCGGCCCCTGCGGGCGCTGCGGCGGGCTGGAAACCCAACGCCTAACCCCCTGCGCCCTTGCCCGCCTATTGTGGGCAGGGGCCAAGCCTTGAAAGGGCCGAAACCATGCCGCAGCGCATCACCTTCTTTACCGCCGGGTCGATTGTGACCGAAGAAGAACAAGCCGAAATCGACGCGATTGAAGCGGCGATTGCGCCCGTTTACGAACTGCGGGTTCGCAACGGCGTCGCTTCGCCCAATTACGGGGCCGGGGCCGAAGCGACCGACTATGTTGCAGGAACGCCGCCCGACGCATACCCCGACAGTTTCGCCGCAGTCGCCGCGACGGGAACGCTTACCGTCGTTACGAACCCCGCCGCGACCGAAACGATTTCCGTTGCCGGAACGACTTTTACTTTCGTCGCATCGGGCGCAACGGGAAATCAAATCAATATCGGGGCGTCGGCGTCGGCAACCGCGACTGAGATTGCAACCGCAGTCAACGCGCTTGCTTCGGTCAATGCCGCCGCCGTTGGCGCGGTCGTGACCGTTACCGCAGCGACCGCCGGAACCGCAGGCAACGCGATTGCGCTTGTCGGAAATGGCGCGAAAATCACGCGGTCGGGGGCGACCCTTACCGGGGGCGCGGCTGCGGGCGGTTATCCCACATTCGACCCCGAAAACCCGCCCACATAAGGAAGCGCCGAAATGCCGATTGTCGTTATTGTCGAAGACGGAACGGGCGTCGCCGACGCAAATTCTTACATGTCGGTCGAAACCGTTCGTCAATACGCGGCGAACCGGGGGTTTACGCTTTCGGTTGACGACGACGTTGTTTCGGCGCAGCTTATCCGGGGTTTCGACTATATCGAAACGAAGGAATGCGAATTTCAAGGCGAACGGGTTTATGCGGAAAGCGCGTTTCCCCGTATCGGCGTCGTAATCAACGGCGTCGAAATTGCCGAAGACAGCATTCCGAACCTTCTTCTTGCGGCGCAATCGCAACTTGTTATCGCGCAATCGAACGGCATTGACATTATGCCGAATTTTGTTGCGGGCGATTACGTCGTAAAGGAAAAGGTCGGGCCGCTTGAAACGACCTTCGCCGACCCCGTTCTTGTCGGAATGGGGCCGAAACTTGGCGCGGTTGACGCGGCGCTTGCGCCGTTGTTCGGTCGCTGCGCTTCGCCCGGTATCGGGCTTCGAACGGTTCGGGTTTGAAATGGCCGGATACGAACGCCAAATTGCAAGCGCGAAAAAGCTTATCGCCAAGCGCGGGCAGGCCGTGTCTTGGCGCATTCGTGCCGAAGGAACGACCGACGCGGGCGAAGTCGCGGGCGCGACGAAATGGCGACCGAAAGCCGTTCCGGCTGGAACCCCTGACGACCGCCCGGTTTCAATCGTCTTCTTCCCCATTACGAAAGAAAAGTTCGAAAGCCTGCGGGCAATGGGCGTCGAACTGACAACCGGGGCGCAAATGGGGTATATGGGCGCGGTCGATTTCGAACCGTCGCAGAAAGACGCGGTTTTGCGGGCGGGCATTCTTATGCCGATTGAAACGATTGACGTAATCGCGCCCAATGGCGACGCGGTTCTTTACGAAATCGTTTTCAAATCCGCAGTTGTTGCAGGGGGCTAAGATGGTCGATTTTGTCACGGCCCGCGACCAAATTTGCGAACGGTTTGACGCGCATTGGCAAGCCAACGCCGCCGGAATTGTGGGCTATATCCCCGAAATTCGCTTTCCGCGTATCGTTTACAAAACCCCGATTGACCCTTCGGTTCATTGGGGGCGGTTGTCGTTGCAAACGGTCAATTCTGAACAAGTCGCCTTCGGCTGCAACGGAAAGAAGAAATACAACGAAATTGGGCTTGTTTTTGTGCAATTGTTCGGCCCGATTTCCGAAGTCGAAGCGGGGGAACAACAAGACAAGTTCGCCCAAATCGCAAGGGCCGCTTTTCGGGGCGCTAACCTGCCGGGGCGGGTATGGTTTCGCAACGCCCGTATCAACGATCTTGACCCCGAAGACCAAATGTTGCGCTTGAACGTCGTCGCCGAATACGAATATAACGAAACCGTCTAACCTTGAAAGGGGCTAACCATGCCGCCCATTTGTGAACAGAACAGCCGCGACAGCAACGAAGTTGAACTTTCGTTCGCGGAAGAAGAATGCCTTCGTCAACTGCCCGAAGGCGAAGCCGCTGTTGCGGCGACGGGAACCGTTACGATTTCGTCAACGGCGCTTGACGCGGTCGCCGCTTCGGGAACCCTGACCGTTGTTGCGACGCCGACCGCAGGCGAGACTATCGGCGTGAATGGCACGACTTTTACGTTCGTTGCTTCGGGTGCGACGGGGGATCAAATCACCATTGCCGCCGGAACAAGCGCAATGGCAACGGCAATCGGGATTGCCGTTACGGGGCTTGCGGGCGTTAACGCGACGGCGGCGGGTTCGGTTGTTACGATTACCGCCGAAGACCCCGGCACGGCTGGAAACAGTATTGCGCTTGCGAACCCGTCGAACCCCGCTTCGATTACCCGTTCGGGGGCGACCTTGACGGGCGGGGCTGCGGCGCATTCGGTCACGATTGACGGCAACGTGTTTTCGTTCGTCGCTTCCGCGCCGGGCGCGGGCGAAGTTCTTATCGGGGCTTCGGTCACGACGGCGGCAACGAACCTTGCGGCGGCAATCGACGCGCTTTCGCTGTTCAACGCGACTTCGGCGGCGGACGTTGTCACCATTTCGGCGGCGGTCGGCGGCGAAGACGGCAACCTTTACACCCTGACCAAGACGGGCGCGAACGTTGCGGTTTCAGGGGCGACCCTTGCGGGCGGCGTCGAAGGTGTTCCGGGGGCGCAATGGTTCAAGACCGAACCGAATAGCTTCGGCGACTTCGGGTCGGAATTGACGAAAGCTGTTCGTTCGTTCATTTCGCCTTCGCGCCAACGCAAAAAGGGTCGCACGGTCGGCGAAGAAGCGGCGGGCGGTTTCAATACCGACTTTACGAAGACTTCGTTGAACCGCCTGTTGCAAGGTTTCATGTTCGCCGACGCCCGCGAATTGCCCACGACGAAAAGCCTTGTTCGGGCCGTCGGTATCGACAAGCTTCAAAACGCGACGCTTGCCGCCGGGTATCAGATCAAAACCGACGCGGCTTTTGCCGCCGGGCAAATGGTCTTTGCTTCGGGCTTCGACAACGCTTCGAACAATGGCTTGAAAGTCGTTACCGCCGTCGGCGCGACGACTTACGACAAGACCGTTCAAGTTACCCCGGCTTGCGTTGACGAAGCGGGCGGGGCCGACAAGCACGTTGAAGCCTGCGGGTATCAGTTCGCAAGCGGTGACGTTTCGCTTACCGTGACTTCGGGCATTCCGGCGCTTATTTCGGTCGCGCAAGACTTTACCGCGCTTCCGAACTTCATTCCGGGGGCTTGGCTGTTCATTGGCGGCGACGCTTCGACAACCGCTTTCGCGAATAACCAAGGTTACGCCCGTATCAAGTCGGTTTCGGCAAACGCCGTTGTCTTTGACGACGTGACCTTTACCCCGGTTACGGAAGCGGGCACGGGCAAGACCATTCGCGTTTTCTGCGGCCCGATCATTCGAAACGAAAAGGCGGCTTCGCTTATCAGGCAACGTTCGTATCAGCTTGAACGGACCCTTGGGCAAGGCGACACGTCGGCGCAAGCCGAATACCTTGAAGGCGCGATTGCGAACGAATTTTCGATGGAATTTCCGTCGGAAGACAAGATTGCAGCCGACCTTACCTTTGTTGCGGCTTCGCGTTCGTTCCGCACGGGCGAACCCGGCGACGAACTGAAAGACGGCGACCGCTTCGAAGCGGAAGGGGGTGAAGTTTACAACACGACTTCCGACCTTTACCGTATGCGTATCGCAATTAACGACGCGACGACCGCGAACCTTCTGCCTCTTGTGGGTTTTGTTTCCGAAGGGTCTTTGACCTTGACGAACAACGCTTCGCCGAACAAGGCGCTTGCGGTTCTTGGCGCGCTTGATTTCCAATTCGGCGATTTTGAAGTTTCGGGAAGCCTCACGGCGTATTTTTACGACGTGAAAACGGCCCGTTACGTCAAAGACGACGCCGATTGCAGTTTCAACGTTATCGGCGGTTACGACAACGCGGGCTTCGTTTTCGATATGCCGCTTTTGACGCTTTCGGGCGGCGGGTTGACGGTGGAAAAAGACGCCGCGATTATGATTCCGATTGAAAATTCGGCGGTCGAAAGCGCGGCGGGTTACACCTTGCTTTACCAGTTCTTCCCGTATCTGCCCGACGCGGCAATGCCGCAATAAGGCTTGGCTTTTGCCCGGCGATTGATTACGATACGGGGGCGGTTAATTCCGCCCCCGTTTCCATGTCAAGCAAAGGAAAATCGACATGTCGCTTTTCGACCAATTCGAAACCAACGCCGAAAAAGAAGCCGAAGGCGTTGAAGTTCAATACGCGCCGAACAAAGACGGCACGGTTCCGACGTTCATTCTTTCCCGCATGGGGAAGGCAAACAAGAAGTATTCGAAGGCGCTTGACAAGGCTTCGAAGCCTTACGCCCGACAACTGCAACTTGGCACGTTGGCCGAAGAAACCGCCGAAAATCTGTTCATGGGCGTTTTCGTCAAGACCGTCTTGAAGGGCTGGAAAAACGTTCGCGGTCGCGACGGCAAAGACCTTCCCTTTACGCCCGAAAACGCAATGCTTGTCTTGAAGGCGCTTCCCGACCTTTACGACGACTTGCAAGACAAGGCGCGGTCGGCTGCGCTGTTCCGCGAAGAAGCCAACGAAGCCGACGCGGGAAACTAACAGAAGTTCTTGCGTATTTGTTCGATTTGGCCCCTGTTCAAAACAACGTTGCAAAACAAATGTTGCGGGCAGGGGTCGAATTACCCGAAACGTTTGCAAATGCGCCAGAACTAAGACCCGGTTTGCAACTCTATATCGAAGCGTTCTTCGAATTGGATAGCGAACGAACCCACAACGAAACGCTTAACCCGATACCGTCTTCTAAAATAAGGGAATACGCCCGCGATTACGAACTAGACGAAGAACAGTCGGAAGACCTTCTTTATTTCATTCGTATTCTTGACGGCGAACACCTGAAACGACTTGGAAAGCGGTTAAAGGATAAAATGAAGCATGGCCCGAACACTAAACGCCCTAGCAAACCGCCTAGACAAAGCCGCCGATAACTTGGCGGAACAAGCGAACGCGGTTAAGAAGAAGGCGGCGACGGTCATTGCAAAAAGCCTGATTTCGACAACGCCCGTTGATACGTCGCGGGCGTTGTCTAATTGGCTGGCAACGATTGGGGCGCAGGCGAATTACAGTATCTTGGCGCATTCGCCGGGAAGCGGGGGTTCGACGCGGGGCGCTTCAATGTCGGCGGCATTAGCCGACGCAATGAACACGATTGGCGGGGCGAAACCCGGTCAATCAATCTTCTTAACGAATAACCTTCGTTATATCCGCGCCCTTAACGACGGGCATTCAAAACAAGCGCCCGCCGGGTTTGTCGAACGCGCCGAACTTCTAGGCGGCAAGACAATTCGCGAAGCAAAAATCAAGGTCTGAAACCATGTCCGACGCCCCGATTGTTGTTGAAATTACTGACAAGGTTTCCCCCGCGATTGCGAAGAAGCTTCGCGACATTGGAACCCAAGCGCGAACTTCGCAAACCCAAGTTGACAAGTTGAAAGCGTCGCTTGCCGCCCTTGGCAAGTCGAACCCGCTTACCCGGCTTCAAACCGAAATGCGAAACGTCAATACCGAAACGTTGAAAGCGGCCCAAGCGTCGCAACGCCTTTCGACCGAACAAGCCCGAACCGCTGCGGCGTCGCAACGGCTGGCAACGGAACAACAGCGAACCGCCGCCGCAGCGCAGCGCGTCGCGACCGAACAACAGAAGACGGCGACCGCCCAAGGCCGGGCGGCAACGACCGCAGCGCAAGCGGCTGCGGCGGCGCAGCGCCTTACGACGGAACAGCAACGAACGGCGACCGCTGCGGCCCAAGCGGCTGCGGCCCAATCGCGGGCGGCTGCGGCTGCGCTTCGGCTTGAACAGGCGCAGGCGCGGGGCGCGGCGCAGGCGCGGCGCTATGCCGGGGCAATGAACGCCGTTCGAACCGCCCTTGCCTTCGCGGGCGTATCGGTCACGGCGGGCGCAATTGTGGGCATGGGCGACGCCTATACGACGTTGCAAAACAAGCTTCAAGTCGTCGCGACTTCACAGGCGCAAGTCAACGAATTGACTAGCGAAATGTTCGATCTTGCGAACCGAACCCGTTCGGAAGTTGGCGCGACGACCCAAGCGTTTGTTCGTTTCGACCGCGCAATGATGGGGCTTGGTCGGTCGCAAGACGACACGATTCGATTGACCGAAACAATTAACAAAGCGTTGATTATTTCGGGCGCGACGACCCAAGAAAGCGCGTCGGCGCTGTTGCAACTTTCGCAGGCTTTCAATTCGGGCCGCTTGAATGGCGACGAATTTAGGGCCGTTTCTGAAAACATGCCGATTGTTCTTGACGCCTTGGCGCGGTCAATGGGTGTTCCCGTCGGGGCTTTGAAAGAACTTGGTTCCGAAGGCAAAATTACGTCTGACCAGTTGATTGCCGCGCTTGACCTTATCGAAGCCGAAGTTGACGCTTCGTTTGCAAATACTGTGCCCACAATGGCACAAGCGTTTGTCGTTCTGCGAAACAGCGCAACGCAATTTTTCGGCGAATTTAACAACGCGACCGGGTTGACGAACGGGCTTGCACAGGCAATTCTTTTCCTTGCCGACAATATTGGTCGCTTCGCAACTTACGCCGCAACAGCGGCGGCAGTCTTCGCCGGGGCTTACGTTTACGGTCTTATCGCGGCTGCGGTCGCGACGGGCGGGCTTTCCGCCGCGCTTGTTATTCTTCGTGGCGCGCTTATTCGAACGGGTATCGGCGCGCTTATCGTTCTTGTTGGCGAACTGATTTACCGCTTTGCCGAAGCTTCTAGCGAAGTCGGCGGCGTTGGTCGCATGTTTGAAATCATGGGCGCAACGGGCAAGGCTGCGCTAGATTGGGTTATCGCGGGCGGTTACGCCATGATTGACGCTTTCAACGGAATCTGCCTTACGATTGGCGCGGTCTTTACGTCGCTTTGGGCATCAATTCAACAGGGCTTTGCTAACCTTATGTCGGCAATTCAAGGCGGGGTCAACACAATGATTACGTCGTTGAACGAAGCTTTTACTTTTGACGTTACGAACCCCTTTACGGGCGAAGTAATAGCGTCAATGAAAGGGCTTGGTATTGAAACGACCAACTTCGCCGAAGGCTATATCAAAGCCGCCAATGACGGCGCGGCAAGCGCCGAAGACTTGGCGAACCGCGCCGACGCCGCTTTTTCAAGCATGGGCAACCGTTTTGCCGATTTGAAAAATCCTCTTGACGTGTTTAGCGAAGGTATGTCAACGGCACGGGCCGAAACCGAAGCCGCAAATAAAGCGGCTGGTGAACTTGATACAACGTTGCGCGGGGCAACAGAACCGACCGCAGGAACGGGCGGCGGAACGGGCGGCGGAACGGGCGGCGGTAAAGGCGGTAAAGGCGGAGGGGGTTCGGGTGGTGCAACCGAAAGCCTTAGCAAGTATCTTGACGAAATGGATAGGGAAATGGAACTTTTGAAAGCCCTTCCAAAAGAACGCGAAATCGAAGCCGCCGTTATGGAAAAAGTAAACAAGCTTAAAGAACAAGGAATTAGCTTGTCGGCTGCGGAAATCGAATTGCTTCGTTCCAAAACCGAAGCTTTGCGCGAAGCGAACGCGGTTGCCGAACAAGAAGCGGCGCTTATGAACGCGACCGTTTACAAGCGCGAAGAATACATTCAACAGTTGCAGGCAATTCAAAACCTGTTGACGAACCCGGAAAGCGGGTTTACGAACGCCGACGCGCTTAACCAATTGGCGCAAACGGAAATCGGCGCGTATCTTGAACATTTGCCCGAAATGGTCAATGCCCGCATTGAACAATTCAAATACATGTATGAACAAGTAAACATGTTGCGCGACGCCGACTTGATTTCCGAACGTTCGGCGTCGGCTGCAAAAATGCAGATTTGGGCCGCAGAACAAAAAGCAAAGACCGACGTATTCGCGAACTTCTTCGGGGGTATCGCGCAACTTGCTTCGTCTGAAAACGAAAAGCTTGCCCGAATTGGCAAAGCTGCGGCGATTACGCAAACCGTAATTCAAACGTATCAGTCGGCAACGGCGGCTTACGCTTCAATGGCGGGTATCCCGGTTATCGGCCCCGCCTTGGGCATTGCTGCGGCTGCGGCTGCGGTCGCTGCGGGCATGGCGAACGTTGCTGCCATTCGCGCCCAATCGACTAGCACGGGCGCGGGTTACATGTCGGGCGGCTATACGGGCGACGGGGCGCGGAACCAAGTCGCCGGGGCCGTTCATGGCCGGGAATACGTCCTAGACGCGGCTGCAACAAGCCGCATTGGGGTTGACGACCTTAACGCCCTGCGCCGGGGCGCTGCGACCGTGCAACGGCCCGACAGCGAAGCCGCAGGGGCCGGGCAACGGGTATCGGCGAACCCCGCCCCTGCCCCCGCAGGGCAAGCCGCAGGCGCGACCTTGAACAACAAGATTGTCAACGTTATCGACCCGGCGCTTTTCGGCGATTACATGGCGTCGCCCGAAGGCGAAACCGCTATCGTCAACGTTATCAGTCGGAACCCCGGTGTAATCAAACAGGTTGTGAGCAATGGTTAAGCTTTCGTTTGCAGGCTTCGAAGATCATTCGTTTATTCCGTATCCCCCTTTCGTAATGGGAACGGAAACGCTTGAATTTTTGACCGACATTGTTTTGACCCATAACGGAAGCGAAGACCGAACCCGGAACAGGGAAATTGCCCGGCAATCGCTTTCGTTCCAAGTTCGAACCGACTTGCTAAATCGGCAATCGCCGTTCAACTTGGCTTTGCAAAATATTCGGGGCGATTGGGCGGTTCCATTTTGGCACGAAGCGCAAGTTGTGGGCACGGTGTTAGGAACGTCAATTGCCTGCGACCCGACCCTTTCCGATTTTCGCGTTGATGGTTTGGCAATCGTTTTTCAGAATAACCGCGTTTGGCAAGTTGTGCAAATTCTCGCCGTTAGCGGTTCTGGGATTGTCGTTACGCCGTCGGTTTCACTTATGCGGAACGCGATTGTCGCGCCTATCGCGTCGGGGATTGTTCGCGGCGAAATTTCAAACGAAGCTTCGGGGTATCAGTCGGTTTACGGCTTGCTTTACGACGTTCTTGACCCGAAGCCGTTTCCGACCAAGATTGCGCCATTGTTTGCGCTTGATGTTTCGGGGTCAATGGCGGGAACCCGCCTTGAAAACGCGAAAGCCGAACTTTACGATATTGTCGAAGCCCTTAAAGGCGCGGCAATCAATTCGCACGTTCAAGTTGATTTGGCAATTTCGCTTTGGTCAACTGTCGCTGTCAACTATTCTTGGCCCGATGCAACCGAAGCCGATTTTGACGAAGCCCTTGGAGTTATTGCCGCAGCAACGGCAACAGACGGAACGACCCCGCTTCTTCCGTTTCAATTCGCAAACCTGTTTTTCGGAACCATTTCGCCAAATCCCGGCGACCGCAAAGACATTATGTTTTTAATTACCGGCGCTTCGGCGAACACCGATGCGGCCCGCGCCGAAGCTTTGGCGATGGTTACGCGGGTCGCCCCGTTCGCATACCCGAAAGACGTTGATATTTACGCAATCAACATTGAAGAAACAAATATTACGCAAGCTTTGAAAGTTGACAACGCTTCCGACGGAAAGATTGCGATTGTTAATTCGGCAAACCCTACGGCGATGTTTGACCGCTTTATTGCGGCGATTGAACCGATTATTGGAAAGCAACACAAGGGGTTTGAAGTCGTAACCGCAATGCCGATTGGTTCGCGTTCAATTTCGAAGTCGATTGCCAAAATCGAAGACAATGTTGACTTCGACCTTGGGCGGTTTGAAACCCTGTCGCCTTGGCTTAATTCCCGCGTTAGTTCAAATCACGGGTTCTTTATCGACGGGCTTGACGAATTGGCAGACTTCAAGCGGTTTGTTTATCGTCGGTCGGGAAAACAAGGCGCGTTCTATCTGCCCACATTTGAACACGACATTCACATTTCGTCATTTGCTGGCGACATGCTTTCAGCTTCTATCGAAAACGACGATTTCGCCGAATACTTTGACGGTCGAACGGAAATTGCAATTCGTTTCGTTGATGACACTTGGCAAACGGTCGGAATTAGCGCAGTCGAAGCAACGCTTTTCGGCGGTTACGAAGTGACGTTTGAAAAGCCCATTCAAAAGGGCTTGCAGTTTATCGAACGGGTTTGTTATATGGGGAAAGCCCGCTTCGATACCGACCGCTTTGAAATAAGTTACGTCGGTAACAGTTGCGCCGAAACAAGCGTTAACATGCTGGAATTGAACCCATGACCGCGACGAAAGAACTTTACCGTTTTGTTGAAGGCGACAGCGCCTTTATTTACACGGTCACAAGCGCCGACGTTCAAGCGGTGTATTCCGGTGAAACATATGAACCCGTTGCAATCGGTCGCGACGAAGTTGAAAGTAAGGGCGAAATGGCCCGCGATAATATCAAGGTTTCGCTTTCGTTGCAAAACCCCGTCGCCCGCAAATGGTTTCTTTCGTCGCTTGACTTCCCGCTTACGTTGACCATTTTTAGCCAAACCGACGACGAAACAGAAACCGAATGGAAAGGTCGCCTTGCGTCGGTTTCGCCGAAGAAAAGCGTTATCGAATTTACGTTCGAAAGCGTGTTTACGTCAATGCGCCGAATGGGGCTTCGTCAACGTTACCAAATTACTTGCCCCCATGCCCTTTACGGGCGCGGCTGCAACCTTGAAAAAAACGATTTCGACACGGCGGGAAGCGTTACCAACGTAACGAACGCCGTCGTTACAGTTCCGGCTGCGGCGGGCTTCGCCGACGGTTACTTTTCGTCGGGTATCTTCGAAGACAACGCCGGAAATCTGCGCTTCATTCTGTCGCATGTCGGTTCGCAATTGACCCTTATTCGGCCAATGAACGACCTTATCAATTATGCCAACGCGAACGGATACCCGATTGCGTGTCGTATTTTCCCCGGCTGCGACCGAACGACGACGACTTGCAAGAACCGCTTCGATAACTTGAACAATTACGGGGGTTTCCCGTTTATCCCCGGAAAGAACCCCTTCGGCGGTTCGTCAATCGTGTAAAGGAACTGGCATGTTTTGGTTTGCAGTCGCTTTCCTTGTCGTCTTCGCGGTTGCTTACGCGACCATGCCGAAGCCCAAAGGCCCGGCCCTTGGAACGGTCGAAAGCCCGACCGCCGAAGAAGGGCGCGCAATCCCGGTCTTGTTCGGCACCCGCCAAATCAAAGCGGTAAACGTCGTTTGGTATGGCGACATTCGAAGCGAAGCCGTCAAGAAGAAAGGCGGCAAAAAATGACTTCGGGTATTCAAATTCGTATGCCTGATATTCGCCGGGCGCTTATGTGCGGGCGCGGCGTTCAAGGATGGTTCCGCCTGCGGGGTCTTGATTACGACCGCTTCATTCGCGAAGGGTTCCCGATTGAAGAACTTGAGGCGATTGACTGCGAAATGTCGCGCCAAGTTTGCAGCGCAGCCCGCCAACACTATAACAAGCCGAAGGAAGCGTAATCATGGGCGGAAGTAGTAAACAAACCATTGGTTACAAATACTTCGCCGGAATGCATATGGTTCTTTGTCACGGGCCGATTGACAAGATTACCCGCATTGTTGTTGACGAAAAGGAATTGTGGGCAGGGTCGAACACGGGCGGCGCAATTACGGTTGATAAAAGCGACATGTTCGGCGGCGACAGCCGCGAAGGCGGCATTTCGGGAACCCTTGACTTTATGACCGGGCACGGGGCGCAGCTTCCGAACGACTATCTTGTTTCGAAACTTGGTTCGCTTGTTCCGGCGTTTCGCGGGGTTGTTTCGGTCGTTCTTCGTCAAATGTATCTGTCAATGAACCCTTACCTTAAAACATGGGGTTTCACGGTTCAACGGATACACGTTCAACAAGACGGGTCGGCGCAATGGGAAGACGATTACGCGCAAATCGACGTGACTGTTTACGACGACGAAGGCGAACCCATTTCACTTGCTGCAATGAACCCTGCCCACATTATCCGCGAATGTTTGACCAACAAGCTTTGGGGCATGGGTTACAACGACGGCGACATTAACGACGCAACGTTTTTGTCGGCTGCAATTGCGCTGTTCAACGAAAAAATGGGCATGGCCCTTCTTTGGGATACGCAAACTTCAATTGAAGAATTTGTTAAGATTATTCTTCAACATATCGACGCTTCGCTTTACGTTGACCGCAAGACAGGCCAATTCGTCTTGAAGCTTATTCGTGGTGGTTACGACGAAGGCGACTTGATTGTTCTTGACCCGTCAAATATCGACAAAATCGAAGATTTCAAGCGCCCGGCATTTGGCGAACTTGCCAATTCAATTACTGTTAACTATTGGGACGGTTCAAAAGACCAAGCCGGAAGCGTTACCGTTCAAGATATTGCCCTTGCACAAGAACAGGGCGGCGAAAACAACACAACGGTAACTTACGAAGGTTTCATTGATCCGGCGACAGCTTCGCGGGCGGCGCAGCGCGACCTAAAGTCTCTTTCGACGCCGTTGATTACTTGCACGATTTACACGACGAAAGTTGCCCGCAATCTGAATATCGGTGACGTGTTTATTCTGTCTTGGCCTGACTATCAGATTGAAAGCGTCGTAATGCGGGTTACGGGCATTGCTTACGGCGACGGCAAAACGCGAAGGGTTCGCATTCAATGCGCCCAAGACGTTTTTTCGTATCCCGAAGACGCTTTCGTTACAAAGCCCCCGTCGGGATGGGTTGACCCTATCGGCCCGCCCGGCCCGGTTGTTATTCAAAAGGCGTTCGAACTTCCTTACTTCGAACTTGTTCGCGACAACGGGCAATCGGTCGTTGACAGTTCGCTTGCGTCGAACCCTTATGTCGGTTACGTCGGCGCGGCATGTTCTGCGCCGACGGGGGCTGCGATCAACGCGCTTATGCATTCCGACGACGGTTCGGGTTATGAAGAAGTCGCCCAAACCGACTTTTGCGCGGGCGCGGTCATTGCCGACGATTTGGACTATCTGACAACCGAATTTGATCTTCTTTCGGGTTCAAGCTTGTCGCTTGTTGACGCCGGGGAATGGCTGCAAATCGGGTCGGAACTTATGGCAGTCGTTTCCCTTGTCGGCAACACTTTGACCGTTAAGCGGGGCGTTTTGGATACCCTGCCCGCGCTGCATACCGCCGGGGCCGAAGTTCTGTTTTGGGATGGTTTCGCAGCGACCGACCCGACCGAATACGTCGCTTCCGATAGCGTCGCGGTCAAGCTTACGGCTGCGAACGGGTCGGGCGTCTATCCGCTGGCAAGCGCCGTTGAAATGACCGTCGATGTTGTGGGCAGGGCGGCAAGACCATTCCCGCCGGGGGCGCTGCGCTTCAACGGCAGTTATTACCCGTCAACCGAATTTGGCGGTTCAATCGTTGTCGCTTGGAACAACCGAAATCGCGTCTTGCAAACGGGCGGAACTTTGGTCGGTTTTGAAGACGCCGCTTTGACGCCGGAAAGCGGGCAAACAACAACGCTTCGGGTTTATGATAAGTTCGGCGGGCTTGTTCATTCTGAAACCGATATTTCTGGAAGTTCTTTCACGATAACCCCGACGCTTCTTGCAGGGCTTGACGAAAAGATTTTCGTTGAAGTCTTTAGCGTTCGCGATGGTTTTGAAAGTATGCAACGGTATTATGTCGAAATTAAGATTTCGTCGGGCATTGACGGCGGAACGCTTGTGTTCGATATGACCGATACCACAACCCCGCCCACAGGTGGCGTAATCAACTTCGAAATGGGGGCTTAATCATGGGTAACAAGCTTATCGGCGGTGAATTTCTGTTTACGCCCGGCACTAGCCGAAATCAAGTAATGCGCGGAAACTTTGCAAAGAAGTCGATTAGAAACGCGCTATTGAATACTTCAACTTCGATAACCCGAACGGATACGTCGGGGCTTGCCATTTCCCCCGAAGGTCTTTACGGGCTTGTCGGTTCAAACGCTTCGCCGTTTTTGCGCGTTGTTGATTTTGCTGCGGAAGCTTGGGTTACGCCCATTGTTTCGCTTCCCGGTTCGCGGGCCGACGACATTATGTTTTCGTCGGCTGGTAACGAATTTGCGGTTGGGGTCGCGTCTGCCCCTTATTTGCTGCGCTATTCTTACCCCGGCTTCGTTCAACAAGTCGGCCCGGATGTTCCCCCGATTGCGGGCGTTGTTGCTTGTTCTTACGGCGGGGGCGATACGAAGCTTGCGCTTGCAATCAACGCTTCGCCTTGGATTGAAGTTTACAACGTCGCCACCATGACGAAAGACAGCTTTACGCCTGCGGTTTCTGCCCCGGCTGCGGCGCTTTCTGACATTGCAATGAACCCCGCCGGAACCCTTCTTGCGACCGCCGGAACCCCTGCTTCTTCGCAAGGGGTTAGGGTTTGGAATTACCCCGCCGGAACATCGGCGCTTATCGACACGTCAACCGATAACTATGCGGTCGAATTTTCGCCCGACGGGGCGCGACTTGCTAGCTTGCATGTCGTCGGGTCGCGGTATATCCGAATTTACAATACTTCGACTTGGGCGTTTGTCGATATTTCTTCAACCGGGCAACCTTACGGTGTTTCTTCACCCCGTTCGCTTCGTTGGATTGGGAACGACCATGTATTTGTTTCGAACGAATACAGTTGTGCTATTCACAACGTTGTCACCGGCGCTTGTGTCGCTTATACTGAATGGGGTTTTTCGTCTGCGGTCGGTCAAGCTTACCCGTCGCCGTTGACGGTTCCGCGCAAGCTTGCCGGGAACGTGACCGACGCCGCGTCGAACCCTGTCGCCCGTGTTGTTCGGGCTTACCATTCGGCTACCGGGGATTTTGTCGGCGAAACGACAAGCAACGGAACGACGGGCGACTTCGAAATGTTGATTTTCACTTCGGAACCCGTTACCGTTTTTGCAATCGGAACCGGGGGCGAAAACGCCAAGATTTACAACCCTGTTACGCCCGCCGCTTGGCCCTGATTAGAACAACGACGCGCTTTCACGTTTCGCGAAACAGCCGATTTCCGTTAGGATTTTGGCTGTTTCTTTTATATACCAAGAAACGTTTACGTCGTTCGGGAAATGCTGCGGCATATCCATAATCGGCGAACCGCCTTCGCTTGTCGGAACTTTATTACCGCTTCCCACATAATGAATCGCCGTCATGTCGCCTTCGGCATAATACCAACGAACGACCTTGCCAAGATAAACGCCGTCTTTCTGCCCGCCGCCTTTGACGTTGCGAACCTTAACGAACTTCCGAATATCGCGGTCGTTGGTAATGGTTTCTTCGATTGGGGTTCCTTTGGTCAAATAGGCTGCGGCGGCTTCAATGCAAATCGTAACTTCGGGGTTCTTGTGGAACCTGAAAATCGCCGATTTCGGGTCGGCCCAAGGGTTCGAATACGCGCCCTTAAACTTGCAACCGTCGGGTTCATTAAGCCAAGCTTTTGTTTCTTTGTCTTGTTTTTGCTTGACTGCGATATAATTGTTAATGTCGCGGGAATAAACCGCAAGATAGCGCGTTTCTTCGGTAACGAAGCGGGTTTCGGCTTCAAATTCTTTAATCAGCGCGTCGCGAAGCGCGATTTGATCTTTGCGCGCTTTAACAACAATGCCGTCGGTATTAGCCGAAATAACGGGAATGCCGTTCATTTCGAACTTTTCGATAAACATTAGAAGCGTCAATTGCCCGCTAATTGTCGTTTGCAACAGCAAGTCTGGCGCGTAAAGAATTGAATACTTCGACCCCAATTTGCCGAAGCTTCCGTTGATTGTGATTTTCAGACTGTCGGCGGTAATCTTGTCGCCGCTGCGCTTCGCTGCAACCCGGCGGTTAACAAGCGTTTCGTAAACTTGCAAGAACGCCGGGCCAAGGTGCGACGGGTAAAGCCCTTGGTTTAGAATGATCCGGGGGTAATAGCTTTCAACGTCATGGTCGGAAATGATAACGTCGGGGGTTGCAATATGGCAAACGCTTTTTTCTTGCGAATGCAGCCCGCCCATTCCCATTTTATACGTTGTGTCGCCAATCTTGATTTTGATTGTCCAAACCAACTTGCCCGATTTGTTGCGTTCTTGAACGCCTAACCCGTCGGGCCATAGCGGTTCCCCTGTCGCCCCAAGCTTGAAATACGCGGCCCCGATAGCTTCGACCGCCGCTTGAAGTTCCGGCGTCTTGAACTTCACATAATCGGGAACATGATAACGAAACAGGCTATCGGCGTGAATTGTGGGTTTCCGGGGATACGCGCCCGCAAGCTTGGCAATTTCTTTCCCGATAACCGCTTCGGCAACTTGGGCGTCGGATTTCGACCGCAAGTCAATGTTGTATTCTTTCGACATTTCGTCGCGAAGCGAAAGTTGTTCCCGCAGTTCGAACAACATAAGCGCCGTAACGTCAAGGTCGTTCGCGCAATAGTTCTTGACGAACTGCGCTTCTTCTTGCGTCAACAGTTGCCATTCGGGGAAAGGCAAATCTTGCATTCTTTCGCAATGCAGCCGACCGCCGTAAGTCTTCAACGACGCCGACAGGGGCGCAACTTCGATAAGGTCAATATGATTGACATTCGGAACGTCAATCTTGTATTTCTTTTCGACGGCAAACCCGAACAATTCGTTTTTAATAATGTCGTCTGACATATCTTTAAGTTGTTCGTTCGTAACGAATGGGTCGTTCAACGCCCGAAGCAACATGTAAATGTCGTATTTCTTCGAATTGAACCCGACGAAACAATACCGCCAAAGCATAAAGCGCAGCTTATCGCGGTTCATATTGCAATCGGGGCTTATTTCAAAGTCAACAACCTTGTTCGTTTTTATGCATTTGAAAGCGATGTAAAAGAAGTTTCGATAACATTCAATGTCATAAACGAAAACGCTTCCCGTCGGCGTTTCGGCAAGTTCGGCGTCGGTCATGTATTCGACGGGGCGCATTTCAATTACGCCCCGCGTCAACGCGCCTTCGTCTTTCTGCCCCTTCGGCAAGACGTTTCCGTTTTGGTCAATCTTCAACATTCGCTTTCCTTAGAACTGAATTTCGTCGTCGGGGTCGAAATAGCGCCCGCCTTCTTGGGCGTAACCGGGGTTTGCCCAATCGTCGGCGTTGTCACGATACACGGCGGGCGCTTTGTTTTCAAGCCCTGCAACGACGCCCCGAAGGTTTTCGCCCACAAAGAACAGGCGCGGGATTTCGTTTCGCCCCGACGGGTCTTGTTCGGTGAACAGGAAGCGCGAAGCCTTGTCGGCAATAAGGGCCAAAAGCTTGCCGTCAAAGCCGACGCCTTCGGGCAAACCTTCGACCTTATAGAACGACGGCGTTTCGTCGTTAAGGTTCGATACAACTTGCCCGCCCTTGAAGTAAACGGCGGCGTTGTCGCTAAAGCTTGCGACCGCAGCGACCGCCTTGAAGAAGTCGTTCGGAACGGGCCACATAAGCCCGTAATCGCATTGCACGACGTTTTGATAAGCGGGAAACTGCCCGGCGAACGTTTGCGACTTGATAAACGATTGATCTTCGAACCAAAACGTTACCGAAGTCGGCGAAAAGCCAAAGCGAACAAGCGGCTTCCCCGATTTCAACACGGCTTGCAACGCGACCTTCGGAACAAGCATGTTCGGCGGAAGGTCGATACCGTGCCAATATTCGATAATGATTGCCCCGTTTGTCGCGACGACGCTTCCCGACTGCAACAGAACGCCCGCCATATGGGGCAGGGGCGAAAGTTCGTTTGGAACCTTCAACACGGCTTCGAAGGCTTGCTTCAAGCGGTCGTCAATGACTGCAACCGGGTCGTCGGGCGGGGAAATCGGAACTTGTTCGAACGGGGCGCAGGGCACAACGCCGCGAAAGTCGCCCGACGCGACCGACAGGAAACCTTGCGAAATTTGGGTTATTGACAAGTCGGTTTCGACCCGGCCCAAGGCGTCAAGAAACGTCGCAGTTTGTGGGCAAGCGTTCAAGTCTTCTTCAATTCGGGTCGCAATGGTAAGAACCCCGTTCGACGCTGCGGCCCAATGGTTCGCCAAATGGCAAAACGTTTCGGCGACGGTTCCGTTTTTCGATTGGGCCAACGCAACGAATTTGATTGCCGCGATAAGCCCGGTTGCAGGATTTGGCCCGGCTTTGCTTTTGGCGGCGACTGCGGCTTTAGCGCGGGTTCGCTTGGGCTTGGCTGCGCTTGCCGGGGCGGGGGTCGGGGCGGTTGCCGCAGCCGCTAGAACGTCGTCGGGCGGCGTTTGAACTTGGTTGTTCATTTGCTAGGTTCCTTTCACCATTCGCAAGACAGAATTTCGGGGTATTTCTTGTTAAGCCAAACCCGGATTGAACGGGGTTGCCGCAGTTCGGCGACGCGCTGCAACGCTTGGTAAGTCGTCGCGGGCGGGTCTTCCGCGTGTCGTTGTTGCCACCATTGCCGCGCCTTCTTTCCGACAAACCCGCCATGTTCAAGCATAACGTATTCGTTGAAAGTTTGCAGCCCTGCGAAATAACTTACCTTAATCATTGGCGGCGAAGTCAAGCTTCCGTTTGCGTCGCGCTTTTCGTGCAAATTGTAAATGACCTTTCGAACCGGGAACGTTTCGATTACGGGCGCGTCGCCCCTGATAAGGTCTTGCGTTCCGGCGGTCGTAAACAACTTGTTTTCGAAGGTAAATTCGGTTCCGCAGTTGATACAGAACCGCGCCCCGGCGTGATTATAGACGCCGCAGCAATCGCAAATCCGAACGGGCATGTCGCCAGTTTGACCGGGCTTCGGTCGCCCAGGAATGCGCGGGTCGTTGATTGGGCCAAGTCGCGGCGTATTGCGGGCGAAGTCAAGAACAAGGCAATTCGTTTTCCCGGTCTTCGGGCTTGGGCGGGTTCCGCGACCTAGCATTTGAACCCACAACCCCGGCGAAAGCGTCGGTCGGAACATGCCGATAAGGTCAATCGGGGGATGGTCAAAGCCCGTCGTAAGCTTGTTCGCGTTGACAAGCGCCCGAAGTTCGCCAGACTTGAACGCGGCAATTCGACGGTCGTTTTCGCCCGCGCTGTTGTCAGAATGAACCGCCGCCGCAGGAACGCCAAGATAATTCAGCATTGCGGCGATTTTTTCGGCGTTCTTTACGCCCGCAGCGAACACTAGCCAACAAGCGCGGTCGGCCCCAAGTTCGACTATTTCTTTGACGCCTGCGAACGTCGTTTCGTCGTTGTCAACGGCTTCTTCAAGTTGCTTCTTGTTGTATTCGCCCGCGACAATGCCGACGTTTGAAACGTCGATAACCGTATTCGTCGGGCGCGGTATCAGGGGGGCAAGGTATCCTTCGGCGATTAGACGGTTGAAACTGTCAATCGTCGTTAGGTCGTAACAAATATCCGTAAAAACGCCCCCGTCGGTAATCATGCCTTGCTTTAGGCGATACGGCGTCGCGGTAAATCCGACGACCTTTAGAAAAGGGTTCACTTTTAGAAGTTCGTTGTAAACGAACTGATACGTCGTGTCGTCGCTTGGGGAAAGCAAATGGCATTCGTCAATAAGCAACAAGTCGCGGTGCCCGAAATGCGGGAACCCCGCAAGCGCGGTTGAAGCTTCGATTGCCTTTTTGATTGCGGGCGCGACAGATTGAACGCCGCCGAATATCAACGGCGAACCGAACGAACACTTTTCTTTTAGCCCCGCGCTATAAATTCCGACGGGAATGTTCGGGGCAATCGACCGCATTTTGTCGGCGTTCTGTTCAATCAATTCTTTGACATGCGTAAGCATTATCATTCGTTGACCGGGGAACAGTTCGAACGCCCGCTTAACAAAGCGCGAAATAACAACCGACTTCCCGGTTCCTGTCGGCATGGCAACAACCGGGTTCCCCCGATTGCCTTTCGCGAAGTAATCGAATATTGCGTATTCGGCTTCGTCTTGATACCAACGGCTTTCAAACATTGTTTACGCTTCGCCATTCGTTGCAACCCTGCGGAACGAAGTCGCGGGGGATGATTTGACCGACAAGTTCGCATTTCCATTCGCCGCCGTCAACAGGCTTCGCGAACTTGCAGCTTCGGCAATTCTTCGGCAATGGGCCGTTTTCGTGACATTGCTTGAAGTAATCGCAGCTTTTGCATTTCCAGAACGTCGGGTTATCCGACAGGCGCAACGGCGGTTCTTGCGACGTGATAATTCGTTCGGCCCGGCTTCGCATTTGGTCGCCAAGTTTCCAATCAAGCTTGACGATTTCAACATGCAAGTCGTCGTCGTTCTTGCATGTATTCAGGTAAAGCGCCCATTCAAGCCGATACGCCGGGTCGCTTCCGTAAGTTGACATTTGGGCGAAGTGTTGTTCTTTGGCAATCGCTGCGCCCTTTTCCTTCAACTTCTGGAAACCCGCGCCCGTGCCGTTCGTCTTAAATTCCAGCAAGAACGCCGTTCCTTCGGGGAAGCCGTATCGGGCCGGGGGAATGCCGATACCGTCAAGCGACCCGCCAAAGTGACCGCCGAACCCCGATACGCGAAATTGTGGGCTTGACCCGTCTTCTTTCTTCGGTTTCGACAAGTCGTATTCGAAGACTTGCCAGCCCGTGCCCCGCAGATATTCAACGAAGCGAAATTCTTCAAGGTGCCCACGCTGAAACAGGCGTTGCATTCGGCCATGATTGGCGCGGCGTTCTTCGGGGGTCGCACCCGAATAGGTCATAACCCCGGCCCAACGGAACGAATACCAAGCGGCCCGAAGGCATTCTTGCCCGATAAGCGAAGCGCCCAAATGCCAACGATACCCGTCGTCGTAAGCTTCGATACAATATTCGTTTATATCGTCAAGAACCCGCTTCGCAAGAAGCTTGGCAATCCCTGGCATGTTAAGGTCGGTTGTTGCGCTTACGTTCTGCGATTTTTCGACGTTCTTCGGCGTTTTGTCTTGCATGGCGTTTGCCCCTTTTTTCGTCGTTTTTCGCCTTGCGCTTTCGAAGGGCTTCGGCGGAATTGTTGTAAAAGTCTTCGCTTGCCGAAATCGCCTTCAAAAGCTGGTCGTCGGTTAGCCAAGAAATATGCGTTTCGTTTCGGTTGATACCAAGCGCAACAGAAAGCCAAAAATACGCCTTGTCGCGCGACATAAGGCGTTCTTTCCAAAGCCTGTCAAAAACGAAATGGGCCTTCTTGCGAAGGTTTCGGGTTTTCTTTCCCGCCATGTATCCAACGGGGTTTTCGGTTCCGTCGTGACAAGTGACGAACGCCCCGCAGTCGTCACAAATCCAAGCTAATTTTTCTTCCCTTACGGCTGTCTTCCGTATTCTATCCGACGCGCAAGAATGGCAACGGTCGGGAACGGGAATTTCGCCCGTTAGTGTTGACCGCATTTCGGCCCTATCCTTTCGAAAAGACGACGGGGGCCGAAACCCCCGCCGAAGACCGCATTAGCGTTGGCCCCAAGGCCCGCCCGCGTTGCCGCCCGCCGGGGGTTGCCAGCCGCCCGAAGCGGCCCCGCCCTGTTGCCAGCCGCCGCCCTGCGGTGCCCCGCCCTGCCCCGGCT